AAACTCTTTGTTGACCTTATCTACAAGGTAGAGCATTACTTTTTCTTCTCTAACTTTTTAATTCTAAGGTCTAGTTCGGGCCACACATCAAACTCATGGAGTTCTTTACATGGGTGACTATTCTTCTCTAACTCTTGTATTCGTAGTTCTAATTCGTCTATCTTTTTAGACACGTTAGGATACTTAGTCTTCCAAGCAATGTTCTCTTTGTCGAGGATATCAATGCCATACCTTTCTGTTGCCCAGTCTGCAATATCGTCAAAACGATTATAACACCAGACTCCAGCTCTTGTATCTTTGAACCATTTAGTTGATGCGGCACCCAACAGCGACCCCGCAATACTGCTTACCATCCACAACCACATACGCTTCTCCTAACTAATAAGTTTTACTACACGATGAATTCTTCCCGATTTCATCAATGAGTTAAATTTTTTCCAATATCTTATCATAATTCCTTTATTTGAATCCACCGAAGTTTGGTTTTTTATCTCCGGTTCTTTTTCTGTATGAAATAACACTATCGTTATTGCCCTCTTGTTTTTCTTCTCTCATACGACTAGCAAAGTTACCCTTGTCTGCAACAGGCGTATCATCAACTAAGTCTTGCGCTGATTCTTCAGCGTCAAATAATTTCATCTTAGATCGATCAATTCCGATTACAAAACGTTTCAGATAGTTTGTGTCTCCCCATCTGTTTTTTAATTGCTTTACCATAAGTTGCCCTAAGCCTTCTAACTCTTCAGTAGAGATTAGACCAAACATAAAATCAGCAGTAGCGGGTAGACCAAAAGACTCAGAAGTATCCTCTAAGTTTAAGTCTGAACTACTATAACCAGTACGGGTTGTCTGTGTCGCACTTAAGATTGGCACATTAAACTCTACTGCTAAACCACGCAACTCTTCTGCGATTGCCTTAATCAACGTATATGAGTTGACATTAGCGCCTGCTTTCATTCTAGAACTCGTACATATATTTAGATAATCTATATACACGATATCTGGATGGAAGTTTTTCTTTAGCTTCAATTCATTCAAAAGATGTCTAAAGTGTGCAGAGCCTGCGCTTGCTGTAGGATATTCTTTGACAATCAACTTACCAGTTGTCTTGCCTCTCACTCTATCAATTCGCTTCATATACACATCTTTAGGTATTTCTTGTAAAGAATCGATTGTGGTGTTCAGCAAATTAGCATCAATACGTTCAGCAATCTTTTCTTCTGCCATTTCCATAGTAATGTATAGAACGTTTTTACCATCCATAAGATTGGCAGCCGCACAATGAGTCATAAACAATGTCTTACCAACACCAGTGCCTGCAAGTGCAATACTCAAAGATTTGCGAGACAAGCCACCTTTACTGATCTTATTGAACAAGTCTAGATCAAAGGAAACTTTATCTTCTTTTGTGTGATAAAAATCATATCGATCTTCTGGCTGTTCAAGAAAGTCATGACCAATGTTTTGATCAAATGATACACCAAGTGCTTTAGTCAATAGATCAGGAATAGAACCCTTATCTAAATTGTCGTGGTTGCCATCTAACACAAGAATGGATTCACGTACAGCATTAAAGACTGCCTTGTCTTGGCAGAACTTTTCAGTCTTGTCTACAATCCATTCTAAATCTGTTTTAGGATCATACTCTAGACCTTCAATCGTCTCAACTATAGTTGTGTACTGATCGTCTGATATGTTGCTTTTCTCATCAATAGCAATCTTTAAGGCGCTTTTTGTTGGTACACTATTATAGTCTGCGATATATTGTGTTATAGTTTTGAACACCATTTTCTCAGTGAAGTCACCGAAGTATTCTTCACTAAGAAATGGTATAACTCTACGCATGTAGTCTTCATTATGTAAGAGTCCCGATAATACGGTGTTTTCAATCATTCGCTACAGTCTCCTCATTAGCGATTGGAGCTTCTACACGATCTGGTACTTGACTGTCATCAGTACTCATCAGACCGCTTGATGCCATTTTATATCGTTGTTCAATGAACTTGGCAAAGTCTGTCTTCTCAAACATCATTAGCCAGAAGTCTTTGTTGTCAACGATTTCTTTTGCTCTCATCATCTTATCGCAGAGAACTTCACCAGTTGCAGGATTTAATGCTTCGTACCAGCCAACTTTAGGCTTGACTACATAACCACCTTTCTCTGCCACTTCAAGTAATCCAGACCACTTCATGATACCACCTTCAAATGTTACCATAATCGGGATCTTAGACTTCTCACGAACATGTCTTGATTTCTCAATGTTGATCACAAAGTTATAACCTTTGATCTCAGTGCCATCTTTCTCTTGTTGACGACCAATAATCCAAATCGCATCAGCAGAGTAGTAAGCACCAGTACCGCCTGACACGATATCTTTAGGATACAAACCAATCTCTTTGTATGTGTGATTGACACAGATCAAAGGAATGTCTTTTAGATTCAAATGAGGAGTCACAATACGGAACAGAGATTTCATCTGCTTTGCACGTGACATATCTGCCACAGACTTACCGTCCATCGCATCATCTACTTCTTTCTTCGAAGCCAAGTTACCAATAGAATCGATAACAATACACACGTTATCTTTCTTATCAAGGTCATTCAACTGCTTAGTGATATCAAATTTCAATTGTTCAACATCAGTAATAGGAGTATGGATAACACGGTCCATATCAATGCCAAATGATTTGAAGTATTCTGGTGGTGTACCAAACTCACTATCATAAAACAAGATGACGCCATCTTTATGCTTCTTCTGATGTGCGGCTGCCATAAGCAACGCAAATGCAGATTTAAAGTGTTTAGATGGACCTGCAAGCATTAGCAGACCTGGTGTAATACCACCATCAACTCTGCCTGATAACGCAACGTTTACCATAGGCACAGATGTTTGTGCCATTTCTTTTGCACCAAAGACCTTTGAGTCCATGATAGGGGCAGTAGATTTTATAGTAGAGTTACTTGCCAATTTCTCCATTAATGATGCCATATTCTATTCTCCATTCATAATTTTAAAAAGTCTATCAGCAAACGCATCGATCTTTTCGTATCGATTTGGCCAATAGATGTAGTCTTTGTCTGGATTTGCTTTCAGATTATCCAGTAACGGTATGATGTTATCATACAGGGTTTTTGCACGTGTGTCAACACTTTTAATCTTTTCTACCAGAACTTCGTGTTCTGCGGTTGCTTTTCGAACTGATTCTAGTTCGCCTTCGTCTACGGCTGTAAAGCCGAAATCAAATATATCGTCTGTCATGAGAAAAATCCCTCCAATGAGTTTATGTGTTCAAGTTCCCAGTTGATGGCATCAGACACCATCTTCAGTGGTTCTTTGAACGTTTTGTTAAATTGAGTTTCATAGTCAACATCACTATCTAGACCAAACTCTTTAGGCAGAAACTGAGGAAAAGATATTACGTTTTCCATCAGAGGATTAGGCATCTTCATATAACAGAATTTTACTTTACTGCCATTCTTAACTTCTTCTACTGATAGCTTGTTCTTCTTAATCTGTTGATTAAAGAGAAGCGCACCTCTGACATGGATAGGAGTACCTTTCTTATAGATGGTATTCTTATCTCTCCACTTTTCAATATCACTTACGCCACGAGGAAACGAAACGTCTTCTGGTGGCAAAGATTTGAACTCTTCATAGAAATTCTTAACGAATGCTTGCAGTTCTTTCTCATCCGAGTTCAGCATAATTCTATATGCTTTAACGAACTTGTCACGAACTACTTGTGGTGTAGAAGACTTTACTGCTTCAATGCCCATAATCTTGAGTTTGGGTTCAGCGTATTGTACTCCCTCGTTGTTAAATACGTTAAGTATATATCGTTTCTTTGCCATCCATATGCCCTTGTCGGCAATAGCTTCACGTGCCATTACCATTCGGTTGTCATATGCATTCATATTAGTAAACATATTGTGATATGCTTTCTCTAGAATTGGCACCAGTTTTTGTTCACACGCTTGATCAATGAACTTGACTGGGTCTTTAGGATTCACAGCCTCTACAAGAGGTCCCATGTTAACGTACAACGAATCAGTGTCCATTGCGATAACATAGTCTTCATCATCACTCTTCAAAATGTTGTTCATTGCCTTGTTCATGGCTTGCTCTGCCCATTTGATCGATAACTGACCAGACAGCGTGATACCTTCTGCGATAAGCATTTCAAAGTATCGGAAGTACTGATTACCAAGAGCGCCATAAAGAGAGTTCAACAAAATCTTAATAGCTTGCTGAGTGTTCTCTAGTCTATTTATTTCTCTCTTAAGTTCGGAAGAATTAGCGTTCTCATTTTCTTGCTTGAGTCTCAACATTTCTTTCTTGATCTCAGCCCGCTCATCATATAGACCGATGATGATTGTCGGGAATACGCCACGCTCATCTTTACGATACATAGAACCGTTAGCGGCAACTGAAAGGTTACGCTCAATAGGATCATTAGACACAGGATTCTTTAGATAATGCTCTACACCGCTTGCGGTAAAATCATCACCCTTGACCAAAGTTTCTGGTGACATGTTGTACTGTACAATCAGATTTGGATACAGAGAGTTCAAGTCAAACGATGTTACCCATTCAGTCATACCAACTTTAGGCTCTTTCACATAACCACCAGGATATGGATCTTTATGTTTACGAGTTGCAGGTGGCACTGCAATGTTACGATCACACAAATACCGATATATGATTGAATCCCATATACCAGTAGTGCCG